AGAAAAAATTTTTAACGAAGCGTCTGAAGAAGTGCTCAGGCTTAAAGAAGAAGCCAGATCAACTTGGCTGGCACCATTGAGCGTCTGGATGGGATAATTAAAAAAGAAATTTTTATAAATACATAAAACAAAAGGGAAAATGTTTGGCGCATTTTCCCTTTCTAAACACAACAAGATATAACAGGTATCAAGTCATGTCTAAAAGTATTTATACTCATTACGTCTATAGAATTACCAATGTTCTTTTGAATAAACATTATTATGGTTCAAGAAGTTGTAAATGTCATCCTAGAGATGATCTAGGGATCAAATATTTTTCTAGTTCTTTTGATAAAGACTTTATCAAAGATCAAAAAGAACATCCTGAGTATTACCAATATAAAATCATTCGTATTTGTAAATCTCGAAATGATGCAATTGAATTAGAAATAAAATTACATGAAAAGTTTGATGTAGGAATTAATGAAAATTTCTATAATAAAGCAAAACAAACATCTTCAAAATTCTATTATGCTCAAAAAGGTGAAAAAAATCATTTTTATGGAAAAAAACATTCAGAAGAAACTCTAAAGAAATTGAGTGAAGCAAGAAAAGGTGAAAAACATCATAGTTATGGAAAAAAACATACAGAAGAATCTCGAAAAAAAATGAGTGAAGCACTAAAAGGGAAATATATTGGTGAAAACAATCATAGTTATGGAAAACAACATACAGAAAACACTCGAAAGAAAATAAGTGAATCACAAAAAGGCGAAAAAAATCATAACTTCAAGGGATATTATGTGACACCATTTGGAATCTTTGCATCATCTAAAAATAATAAAATAAAAGAAAAGAATATTAGTGATGTCTCACTTAGAAAATGGTGTAAAAACAATAACACTATTATTTATAAATACAATTACGGTAGTTCAAAATATCTTCAAGAAAACTTTGATGAATCTATTATAGGAAAGACCTTTGCTGATATAGGATTTGGATTCGATCCGGTATAAATAAAAGAAAAACATTTTTAAATCAATTTCTATAAATGGCAATAAATAAGTATTTCACACAGGGTCATAGTGGCGAACAGTCATTATACGAAAGTTTGATAATTGAGTCCATTAAAATCTATGGACAAGACGTATACTATCTTCCACGAACTGTGATTGGGGAAATTTCTATTATTTCTGAGCCGACTCAATCAAAATTCGAATCGTATTATCCAATTGAAATGTATTTAGAAACTTTTGACGCCTTTGGGGGAGAAGGTGATCTTTTTCAGAAATTTGGAATTGAAATCCGCGATCAAGTAACGTTAGTTGTTTCTAGGCGACGATTTCAAACTGAAATTGGATGGGAAACAAATCGTCCACGTCCATTGGAAGGAGATTTGATATATATTCCGGTGTCCAAAACACTAATGGAAATAAAGTTCGTCGAGCACGAACAACCATTTTACATTTTGAATGCATTGAATTCATATAAACTACAATGTGAATTATTTGAATACTCTGGTGAAGAATTTTCGACTGGATTATATGAAATTGATAATATTGAATATACTTATGGTTCTGGTGGAATAAAACTTGAAGTTGAATTTGTTGATTTACCGATTCCAAATCTTAATACAATTACATTAGGAGAAAGATACACACAAGGAGATGTTGTTGGAAAATTATATTCCATAGAAGAATCTGGTTCACCAAATGTATATGAAATTACATTAGGACAAGTGACTGGTAATTTTTCAGTTTCAGATTCTAGTTATTTAATAGGAAATGATTCTTCATTGCGATTTGAAATTAAATCTTTGTATAGTGTAGACGATGCATTAGAAAATGAAGATATTTTTCCAGGTGATGTTCAAGCAGATAATGTTGGAATAGAAAAAGAAGCAGATGATATTATTGATTTTAGTGAAAATAATCCATTTGGTAATTTCTAATGAAAAAATTTAAAGATACGCTTTCTACTGGAACTTATATTGGGGTTGATTTTACCAATGAAACAAATGATACAATTTTTGATCTTTGTTCCAATATAAAAGTAAATGAAACGGCAAAAATTCATCAACGATCTGAATATCATACAACACTGATATATGATAAATCATCTGCCTATATACCGGTTAAACGAAAATTATCGGGAAAAAAACTTATTATTTCTAATCTAAATTTAGAATTATTTAAAGATTATCTAGTAATAACATTTGATTCAGAAGAATTGACGAAAAGACACAATGAGTTGAGAAAAACATATGGGTTTAAATATGATTATCCTGTGTATAGACCACATATTTCTATTGCAGATAATGTGACTTCTTTTTCCAAAATATCTTTACCAAAACCATTAGAAATACAAATTTCTCAAGAATATTCAGAGCCAATAAAAGAAGATTCATAAAGTATAATTAAAAAAGGGTAAAAATAGGACTAGTATTCTTACCCTTCTAAACACAACATATTATTACTGGTAACATGTCATGTCTAAAAGTATTTATACTCATCACTACGTCTATCGTATCACCAATGTTCTTTTGAATAAACATTATTATGGCTCAAGATCATGCAAATGTAATCCTAGAGATGATTTAGGAATCAAATATTTCTCTAGTTCAAAGGATAAAGATTTTGTCAAAGATCAAAAAGAACATCCTGAACATTACCTTTATAAGATTATTCGTATCTGTGAAACCAGAAAAGATGCCTATGCATTAGAAATTTTATTACATGAAAAATTTGATGTAGGAATAAATGAATCCTTTTATAACAGGTGTAAAGCAACATCTACAAAATTTAATGTGTATGGAATAAAATTTTCAGAAGAAACTAGAAAGAAAATAAGTGATGCACTACAAGGTGAAAAAAATCATATGTATGGAAAAAAACATTCAAATGAAACTCGAAAGAAAATTGGCGAAGCACAAAAAGGAAAACAACTTTCAGAAGAACACAGAAAGAAACTATGTGAATCAAAAAAAGGGAAAAAACATTCAGAAGAACATAGAAAGAAAATAAGTGAAGCACAAAAAGGAAAAAAACATCATTTATTTACCGGATATTATTATACACCATTTGGTATTTTTACTTCTACATATGAACAAAAAATTCTTCACTCAAACACATTAAGAAGATGGTGTAAACATTTTGAAAAAAATATTACTAAGAACTCTTTTATTAAATCAAAATATCTACAAGAAAATTTCGATGAATCTATTATAGGAAAGACATTTGCTGATATAGGATTTTCATTTGAATATGTATAAATAAATAATATAAAAACACAAATAACGAAAAAAAATTGTTAAACGCAACACACTATTACCACAAGACCACCAGACGAGCCATCGCTGTTTTTGGCACCCTTTTTAATAATATCTATGTTCAAAATACGAATGAAGACACTGACAATTCAGTCATAAAAACATCTCGTGTTCCATTGGCCTATGGGCCAAAATCAAGATTTTTAGCTAAGGCAAAAGCTCCCGATGTACATAATTCACAGGCAATTGCTATGCAGTTACCTCGATTGGCATTTGAAGTTGTTTCTTTTGCCTATTCACCAGAAACAACTGTGTCGATGCATCGACGAGTAACCCATAAAATGGAAAATGCTTCTGATGTTTTTAATAGAAGTGCCCGAAGAAGTTATACAGGAACACCATATAAATTAGGAATTGATCTTCATATTATAGCATATCATCGGGATGAAGCATTACAAATTTTAGAACAAATTATTCCTTATTTTAAACCAGAATTTACGGTTTCAATGAAAAAAATAGATGAGATGGAATCTATTTGGGATATGCCAATTACTCTTTTATCTATTTCTCCGGAAGATTCCTATGAAGGAGATTTTGAATCAAGAGTTATAAAAACCTATACATTAAACTTCGAAGTTGGTGTAGAATATTATGGACCAATTACTGATCAAGGTGTCATTCATAAAGTGATTGCCAATATCTATGATTATGATAATCCTGATATTCAATGGGAAAAAATTGAAGTAGAAGCAATCCCGTCTTCTCCATCTGAAGATGGATATGTTATTACTACTACAATTTCGGATAAAATATTTCTTGAAGATGATTAAATTATAATTTGGAGCAACAAACTGTGCAAAATAATTTTGTTAAATATTGTTTAGAACACGGGGGCAATATCGCCCCTTTATTATTTGATTTAAAAGATCAAAAAGGAATTGCATTAGCAAATCCATCTATTTTGAAAGCATCAAATGGAATTTTTTATGTACTTCTTAGAAATATTAATTATTTCTTGTATCATAGCGAAAAACATCAGTTTCAACATAGATATGGTCCACTTCAATATATCCATCCAGAAAATGATGTGACACTAACTACATGGAATTATCTCGCAGAACTAAATCCAGATACATTAGAAATTTCTAATGTACGTTATATTGATACATCATTATTAGATAAAAAACCTTTATGGACGTTTATCGGATTAGAAGATGCTCGATTGGTCGAATGGGAAGGGAAGATTTATTGTTCTGGTGTACGTCGAGATACCACAACAAATGGAGAGGGAAGAATTGAATTATCAGAAATACAAATAAAGAAAAATTCTGTTAAAGAAATTTCTCGAAATAGACTCCCAACACCAAATAACATAGAGTCTTATTGTGAGAAAAATTGGATGCCAATTTTAGATCAACCATTTCATTATGTCAAATGGTCTAATCCGACACAAGTAGTCTCTGTAGATATTTCTTCAAAAAAAGAAAATACTTGTAAAACAGAATTTTTAGATGAATCTTCTTTTAAAGAAGGATATTCAGATTTTCGTGGAGGTTCGCAAGTTATTCCATTTGGACCTGACAAATATATTGCATTAATACATGAAACATATTTATTTAAAAACCATTTAATTCAAAAAAATGCTGAATATAAACATCGATTTTTAATTTGGGATCATAATTGGAATTTGATTCATATTTCACCATCATTTCATTTTCTTGATGGACAAATTGAATTTGGTGTTGGCATGACAATTGATTCTGAAAAAGTTTATATTACATTTAGTTTTCAAGATAATGTTTCATTTGTTTTACGTCTTCCTATTCAAACATTGATTCAATTTATATATTCTAAATCATATGAACCGCTAAACGCTTCTTTTAAATATGAAACTCCATTAGAAAAATATATAGAAAATCATGAAAATCCGTATAGAAATTTTGATCTTGGTCAATATTATGAAAAAATGAATCATCTGTCTCCTGCTATTTCTTTTTATCTTCGTGCGGCAGATAGAACAATGAATACAGAATTACAATATGTTTCATTATTAAGAATGACCATTTGTATTAATCAACTATCAAATAGATATCATACAGTAAAAGCTATTTTAAATAGAGCAATAGAACTTTTTCCAGATAGACCAGAAGCATATTTCTTTTTGTCTTCTCTAGAAGAAGAACAAAAAAATCATCACGATGGTTATATGTTTGCTTCTATAGGACATGAATTTAAAGACAATGAAAAGGTTAATGTTTCATTATTGCCAGAATATCCACATTTATATGGCAATTTATTACTCAAAGCAATTCATTCATGGTATATCGGAAATGCTGAAGAATCAAGAAAACTCTTTTTGATTTTACATTTTCATTATAGAAATATCATGTCTCAATCTCATTATGAAATTGTATTAAATAATCTAAGACATTTGAAATTTCCTTGGAAAATCGTGAAATATGAAAAATCATATCTAGATGATTTGAATTATAAATTTCCAGGTGTTGAAAACATTGAACAAAATTATGCACAAATTTTACAAGATTTCTTTGTTCTTACCACATTAAATGGAAAAAGAAACGGAACATATTTGGAAATCGGTGCCGAAAGTCCGCATTGGCTGAATAATACATTATTATTAGAAAAAGATTTTGATTGGAAAGGCGTTTCTGTCGAAATTTTACCAGAAAAAGTAGAAGTATTTAATAAAGAAAGAAAAAATCCTTGTTTATGTAGAGATGGACTTGAAATAAATTATGATGAATTGATGAAAGAGTTTTTTCCAGATGAAGACTATATTGATTATTTACAAGTAGATTGTGAACCACCAGAAACTTCTTTCGCTATTTTGAAAAAAATTATTAATGAAAGTAATAAGAAATTTAGAACTATTACATTTGAACAAGATTTTTATGTGGATTCAAATAGCAATGTAAGAAAAGAATCCAGAGATTTTTTAAAGAAACATGGATATGTATTATTAGTTCCAGATGCTTCTTTCGATAATGAATCTAAATTTGAAGATTGGTGGGTATTAGAATCTGAAATTTCTTCATTGATAACAAATTCTTTGAATATAAAATCAGGAATAAATTTCGTTAAAGATGTATTTTTTAACACACAAAAATAATCATTATAAATAATATAATAACCATTTATAATAATAATAATAATATATGCGTTCTCCAATAATTGTTAAAACAACAATAGAACAAATACCAATTAAAATTATTGGTGGGGAGCAAGGTGTTCCAGGAATTCAAGGTGTTTCTGGAA